ATGTGAACTATGCTTGTATCACGGTATCTAGGTTAGATCCTCCATCATTTACAGACACTATTAACGTATCTATAACTCCGTTTGAACCTCCACTATTTACCATAATAACATCTCCAGCTTTTAGTTCTCTGTAAGATAAGATGAAGTAATCATCATTATCTATCGTGCCTATAGCATCTCCATCAGTATAATACCAAAGAGAGTTAGAAGCACCCATTTGAGCAACCTTTTTTACAGGATTGTCTAGTGCGTATGCCATGTTATTTTCTCCTTTTAATTATTCCGTACATAACTGAACTCTTGCTGCACTACTGTCAATTTCAACACTACCTAATGAAATCATAGACGTTATTAGGTGTGAAACTTTTTCAGGAATGTAGTTAACTTCAGTACGTACATCTGAACCGATACCAAGGCCAATTGCTGATTTATGAAATGCCAGATTTAATCTGTCCGAACTTGATGTTGATAAACCAGAGTGTACGAAGAATAGGAATCCCATCCATCTTTTGGCAGTCATGCCATTAGGGAATGGTAGATCACTAGGCCCTACGTATTCTACTCTAGAGAATTGATCAACAGATAATAGGTCAGACCATTGTTTCGGCCCTACTGCCCAATATCTTTGATTGTCATCAGGTACATCGTTTCCATTAAACACTTCCATCATATTCTTAGCTTTAATGAGAGTCATCCCAGTTGCTGAAGAATTGACGTTAGCTGCAATTGAAGTTGCTGCGTCAAGAATAGCAATTAACACTTCGTCAGTTTTTCTGCCGAGTGCATATGCTGCTGATTGAGCCACAACTTGCCGTTCATCAATGTTTATCTTTAACTCGTCTAATTTGTCAACGTAATCTGCTGCATAGTAATCAGTTAAAGTCGCACTCACAGCTGTGTGAGCTAGATCCATTGCAACTACTTCAGCATGTCTTGCTTTAGTATTTGCAGAACCTTTTGCAACTTTTTGGAACTTAACAGTAGAACCATTAACACCATTGACTGTTCTAACTAAATTTTTCAATTTGCTTCCCATTCTTTGGTAAGCCATATGAACTTCAGCTTCGAACTGAGTAATAAAGGCATTTGTGATTGAACTTGCCATTGTATTATGTCCTTTGTTATTGTTAATTTACCGATTGTCTTTTAATGCAGGGGGTTTGTTGTCCAGTTAAGGGCAAACATTAAACATTCTAAGGTCTTGAATAAGAAATATTATTTACAGATAATGTTGGCAACGCACATTAAATCCATTGTTTGGGAATAGTTATAACTTCACCAAATTCTATTGCACCTTTTTCATCGTAAGAATAAGTACCAAAAAGAGTAATAAAATCATCTGTATCTTTATAAATCCAAAAATCTCCAGTAATACATTTGGCAGGTACTGCTGCTTCTATTTCTACAGCAGTGAGCCATCCTGTTTGAGATACACAATCTCTCCATTTAAAAGGTTTATTAAGTTTCTTATACTTAAATTTAACTTTTTGGTGCTTGATTTTTGAACGCCTTTTCATATAACTCAGTAACTCGTCTTACATAAGAAGGATCTCTTTTACCACTGTCCCAGTAACGAGGATCATTCAACATTGATTTTAAATCATCTGCATTAGCAGAAACATCTACTTGAGTTTGTGATGTTGGCATATTAGTATCTTTAGTAAGCTTCATCAATTCTTCTATAACTTTAACTCCTCCAGCTGTTCCAGCTAAATCGGATATTGTAGAATATCCATCAGGACTTAAATGTTTTTTAGACCACATTGATGCAGCTTCAACTCTTTCTTTACCATTATCTCCAAGTTTTTGTTGTTCAAGTTCAAGATTAGGTAAGTTAGCTATAGCGTTATCAACAAATGCTTTAACACCTGAATCATATTGTTCTTGAGAAAGACCTGCATCTTTAGCAGTTTCTCCCCACCATTTAACTATGGGCATTTCTGCAGTTACAGATAATTTAGTGTTTTCCATTTCTGGAACATTTAACTTATAAGACTCTGGAACATTCTTAAGTCTTTCGGCTTCTATATCTGTTCTAATTTGTTTAGAAAGATCTTCGGTTCTAGAACCTAATTTAGCTTCAAGTGAATTATAACTTGAAGATAGGTTTTCTATATTTACTTGTTTGGAATCTGAATCCCAAAACTTATCCTGAACATAATCAGGTTTACTTATTTCAGAACCAATTGTTTCTGTGGCGATTGGTGCTGATGTTGCATTATCATCTGCCATCTTGTTCTCCTTTTTTTATTCTTGATTTAATGATTCCTACTAAAAATCTCATACCTTCGATATGAAATAACTGATTGCTAGTTACATTAGGCCCAGCAACAGCTTCAGTAGTTATTGATTGTAAGTAGTGTAGAACTTTTTTACCTTCATCATCTTTAAAGACGTTGGCAAAATGTTTGTTAAGTTGAGTTTCCTCTTTCTCTGTTCTAACATATCCATCTACACTATTTGCAATTTTTGGTTTTTCTTTATTTAAAGCATCCCATGTCATATTATGCTCCTGGTGGAGCTTCTCCTCCTTCTTCTTGTGCACTTTGTTGTAATTGTTGCATACGATTTACCAACTCTTTCTGTTCCTGTTCATCTCTAATAAGTTTTTCAGGTAAGTTCATTTTTTCTGCTAAATATTTTGCAGTTTCATTTTGATCCACAATTAAATTAATCATTTGTGGGCCAAACGTACCTGCAATTATTTCATTAAACCTAGTTACATCTGCAACATCTTGTAAATGTTGAGCTTGTGCTAGAGGTGAACGTGGAGCTATTTTAACTTCCCTACCGTTAACTTTAGGGATGTCAATTCTACCTTGTTTAGATAAAATTCTAATTATTCTTTTTAATAATGGATTAATTAATTCAGATTGAAGTCTTCCAAAAGAAGAACCTATTTGTCTAGATAGATCTGCCATTCTTTCTGAAACCTCAGTTGCTGTCATAGGAGTTCCTTCAGGTTTTCCTAATGCTTCCATGTATAATGCTTTCTTAATATTTTGACGCATATCATTTAGTACCAACTGGGCAACATCAAAGTTTGATGCTGCCTGAATTGGTAATAAACCTCTAGATCCAGGAGCTACAGGGATTAGAGATCCTGGTACAAGGGAAATGTTATCAGGATTAATTACACCATCATCTTCGTAAGTATAAACTCCACTTACAGACATTTGTGCATTTTGTAATATTAATTCTATAGTAAGGTTACAAGTTTTAATAGCACCCATTGCATTAAATACTGGGCCTCTACCATAAACTTCACCAGATGCTTTATTCCATCTAAATACTAAATAAGGATTTGATCCTTCTCCAGTATATTCTTCTTCTAATAAAATTGCTTTAGGATTTTCCATCACTACACAAAATTTATATTTTTCTACATTATCTTCATAAACTTTATAAATAGCTTCTATAATTTTAATTTTCTTTTTATTTTTTAAAGGATTAAAGTTTTCTGGTAATACAGCTTTAGGATATAAGATATTTATTTCGTGGGGTTTACATAATCTTGTTCTATAAATAGTATCTATCTTTCCATCAGGCCCATTATTTAAACATACTCTTGTTAAAGGTACTGCTGTAAATTTAATTGGATCAACAGAATCTCCTTCTTCAACAAGTATAACACCTGTGCCAATAGCAAGATCCATAAATGATTCATGGATTTCTTGATTGAAATTAGAATTTTGTAATACTTGAAAAACGTAATCTGTAATTTTATCTAATTCAAGATTGATAAATGATTTTTGTTCTTGTGGAATTTCTGATCCAGCTTGGAAGTCTGCCCATCTTGCAAATGTGGGTGTGATACCTGCTTGGAGTCTTGATGCAAATTCTTGGACTCCGACAACAGCTGTTTCATCAAAAATTTTATCGGTACGTCTTTGGCCTGGGGATTCATCATAGAAAGACTCACGATTAGGTAAACAATATTCATATGCTTCTTCGAATCTATCCTTCCAAAAATCTTTTATGTTTTGAGCTTCTTTATATTTTTTAAGAATCTCACTTGCTCTATCTGATGTTCCTGTAATTGGTACATCTGCTGTATCTATATATTCCATTTAATTCATTTACATTATTGCTGAACCAGTAGAGTCAAAAAATCCACGACCACCTGATCTTGAAAACATTGATCTTGAACCTATCAGTCCTCTACGCTTTTTATACTCATCTTCTGAAATTGCAACGTCTGCTTTTTTTGTTTCAGTTTCAGATTCTGATTCTATTTGTGCTTCTGTTTTTCTAGTTTGATTACCACCATTGCCACCTTTATTATAACCAGGATTTGGATTGCCATAAGCATCAGTTTCACCTGACATTCTTTTACTTATGTAATCAGCATAAATTTTATTTTGTTTTTCTAAAGATAAATTTTCAAATGTTGTTTTACCATAATGCATACCATCATGGGTAACACCTTTTTTTGATAAAACTTTATCTGAAAAAAAAGTTCTTGTTTTAATTGATCCTGCTTTGAATGGTTCTTCTAAAAGATTGCCTACAACTTTAAATGCATGAAAATCAGTAAAAGAATCTATTTTAAGATTTTTTTCAATTTGATCTGCACCAGATTGAATAAAAGCACCTTTATTTGATTTAACTTTTCTGTCACCAGAAGTAGAAACTGCAACACCTTTATTTATTTCTTTTTTAGTGCCTCTTCTTTGTTTTGTAATTTCAGCTTCATATCCTGATACTTCTGTATCACCAGCTCCACTATTTCCATTAGAACTCATTATATATTATCCCTGTCAAAATCATCATCATCATCAAAATCATCATCACTGTCATCATATGAATTAATACTTTTTTTTAATTGTTCTAAAAGATCTTGCTCTTGAGAATATAAGTCCTCAATAGCTTCAATGATCTCATTAGGTGTTTTTGGTTTTTTTGCCATGATTATCCCTATTCTTCCAAAATGACTTATATCCAGCTTTTATCAACGCACAATATAATTGATAAGGAGTGAAGATCCACCATCTATAAAATCCTATTAATCTCATTGTAAATGATACACAGGATAATTCTTTAATCCTCAAAAGCTGCCAATCATCTTTAACAGGACATATTAGTATTTCAAACCCATGTAGTCTAGTTAATAATTCTGAAGCTTGATCTTCATCTAAAAGTTCTATCTTAATACCTGCGTGGGTAAATTGAATATGATTCCATATTTTTTTATCTGGATTATAATTTAAAGATCCACAATGAGTGAATTTTGATGTATAATTCCAACTCCACCATATATATTTTGAATACCTTGCTTTAGGTTCAAAAAAATAAACTAACCATTCCTCTTGAATAGATCCCATACTTTCCTTGTTTTCTTTTTTTGTCCTGCAAATACATCCCATTCTTTCTTGGCGATCATAGGTTGAGATCTTGATTTACCAGATAGAATTGTTCTACCTTCTCCAGCTCCCATCATTAAATATTGTAAAGCATCATGGACATGAGAATATCTATTTTTAAAAGGTTTTTCGTCATATCTATCTCCTGCTGTTTGAAGTCTTCGATAATGATAACCTCCGTTAAATCCTTTTTTTAAATTAACACATTTTTTGTCTAGCAAGAAACCAGCTTTACCATCTATTAATCTTTGCAAAGTTACATCTACTGCTTCAACTCTTAAAGCAGGATCATTAGAAGGAGCTGGTATAGCTTTCAATCCATTATTCCTCATAATCTGGAATGGAGTTCTTTCATCTGTCTGTGATCTAAAATCTCCAGCAGGATCTCCATATATCTGAACATCAAAGTTTCTATAGGATTTTCTTATTATACCTCTTAGCAATTCTGAAAATCTAACTACACCCATATCAAAACAAACAAGCTCATCTAAAATTGCCCATCTTCCTGTAACAAGTCTTTGACCAAAGACTGCTGCAGGTGTTAATCCAAAGTCAATCCCTATATATAGTGGTTGTGAAATATTGGGTAACAATATCTCGGTAGCACAATGTAGTTCTTGTTTAAAGTTTGGATATACAGGTTTTCCTTCTTCAATTGAACCTAGTTTATTTAAAACATAAACATCTATCCATCCTTTTGTTTTACCTCTAATAATATTTGAATAATATTTAGGCGTTAGGTTTGATTTATTTTCTGCTAATAGATTAGGATCATATGCTGTAGTTGATCCATCTTTATCTTTTTTTTCTAATAATGCAGGAGGTTGTGAATAGAAAGACCAGTTATCAGGTTTAATTAACATTAAAGCTTCATCTCTAGATATGTGATCTGGTATAGGAACATCTGCTGCCATGATAGGCCACCAATGATCTTCTTCAGGTGCGTTAGTATCAGCTATAACTCCATACCAAGTAGCACCACCATCTCTCATTGAGGGGTATCTTCCTACTCTCATGGTACAAGCATCTATAATTGATTTAGGTATTTCTCTAGCTTCATTGATCCATACACCTGTAAGTTCTAAAGATAGTAATTTCTTTACATCCTCTGGTCTATCAAGAGCTAGAAATAATACTTCTATTTCTAAATCTCCTCTAATAATTCTATGAGTATAAGGAACAGACCAAGCAAAATCTCCCCACACATCTTCAGGAAACCAATCAAGCCATGTTTTAATTGTTGTAGTTTTTAGTTGGGGATTTGTATTTCTTATAACTGCCCATCGAGTTTTTCTTTTTCCTTCTTTGTTTTTAGCTTGTAATAAAGATCTTCTAAAGACTTCAATACAACAAGCAACTGATTTACCTGAACCTACTGGCCCACGCATACCTCTAAAAAAGTCATTAGACTTCATAAAAGTCTTAAGAGTTATGCCTTCTGGTTTATAAGCAAATTTAATCGACATTAACACCTACATTAGTTTTCAACATATTGAATACAGTTTCTTCTCCGAAAGCTTCTATAAGCTTATCAGCTTCATAATCCGTTATCATATGTGTAGGGTAATAACTTAAATGGGTTTTTTTAACTATTGTTCTTAATCTTCTTCTATCTTTAAGAGATAAGGTTTTGAGAAAGCTCATGCACTAGTTGTAATCCTTTTTAAGATTTTTTCCAGTATTTCTTTTTCCGTACCGAAGTTCTTTTCAAAATTTTTTTTATCTAAATGAATTGAGTGTTGACCTTGATGGTGGTCATAGCATAAAGGGATTACTTCAAAATGGGAGGATCTCCTTCCCATTCCTACATTCCCAGTTCCGTTATTTCTTATATGATGTAAAGAAGCAGGTCTTAAGCAGATGTAGCATCCAAGACTTGCCACCTTTTCCATATGAACCTTCTCAGCTTTAGTAGCCACGTTTACGAGGTGATGTCTTCTTCGATGATGGTTTTTTCTTCTTCTTCGGCTTTTTTAATTTTTTCTTTTTCATATTTTTCCTTATCAATTGACTCATAAGTCGATCTACACCCATCAGGCGTAGCAGCACTTGCTTTCTGCATTGCATTAACATCGTTATCTGATTGGTATAGTATTTCTTTCTTTAAAAAACAATCACTATTATCCCAAATTTTTACTAAGTAAAACATTTAACCTCTTTTGATTTATTGGAATAATCTACTTATAGCACAACCCTAGAAAGATAAACGCACTTACTTATTTTTTTTTATTTGTGCCAAGGTTTTTTTAAATTTTTAATTTTTTTGTCAGAATAAGTTGTATTTTTAGTTGCAGCAGCTTCAGCTCCTGAAACATCTTTATCTAACTTCATTTTTAATTTTCTAACACCCTTATCTTCTCTAGCTGTATGACCATAATTACTAGAAATATATTCATGACCAGCTTTAATTTGTTTCCAAACATTTTTAAGCTTATCCGACACACTTATTTCTTTTTCTTACTTTTAATATTTTTAGCTGCTGTTTTGTAGGCTTGACCTAAATCTTTATAAGTTGGTTCTTTATACCAAGGAGCTTTATTAGCTCTACTTTTAACTTCTTTGTTAATTGCTTTAACTTGTGATGTAACACTTATGTCCACAATATGTGGAGCATTTTTTGCAACAGTAGTTTTAACTTGTTTCCAAATATTTTTAAGTTTATCTGACATAATTATTTCTTTTTAATCTTTCTATCAGAATGAGCCATAATTTTATTGCTACCCTTTTTACTTCTTTGATTCCAACCATCTTCATATCCATAAGTATATGAGTCTTTTATTTTTTTTATGATGTTAGGTGCTTTATAATTAGCAGCTTCTGCTCCAGAAACATCTCTATCGTAAGGTTTGTTTTCTTGAGATTGTATTGGTTTTTCTTTTGTTATTTGCTTCCAAACATTCTTTAATTTATCTGACATAACCAATGTCTAGCAATATATGTTATTTCTTAAAACGCACATTAATTGCCCTGAGATCTATACTTCTTGTAACTCCGTTTCCTGGACTTATTCATTGAAGATAGTTTAGGTCTTCTTTTTGATTGGGAAGTTTTTTTAAACCTTGCCTTCGTTACGTGTTCTACAAATTCTTTCTTTGCCATTAATTTATATAACTTACTTTTGGAGGATCTACAAATTTATTAGAACGTGATAACGAACTTAAAAAACACCTCTGTTGCTTGTATGACTCCACTAGTCATCTAACGATGGGTGTTTTTGCCCCCACCCCTCGAAACTCGAGGTGTGGACAAAGAGTCGGTAGTACCGACACTTTTTTTAAGAGAGGTCGATACTTATCTTAATATCGCCTGTTACATTATGTGCCACCTTGTCAGGTGCTCTTAACCCTACTCTATCGAGTATGTCCCTACTTGCTTCAAGTTGAACATACTCACTCCTAGCTCCGCTAGAGAGATCGATAAGTCTCTTACTCGCACTTACTGCACCAAGTCCTAGAGTATTAGCAATACACTTGCTCATATAACTCTGTACCTTTGGTAAACGTAGTGTGCGAGAAGCACTTACTCTCGCTGAATCTTTACTGACTTCTGTTGAATATCCAGCTGTTTTAGCAGCTTCCGTTATACTACACCCAGTTGATACGATGGTATCTACCAGTGCTTTCTGTTTATCTGTTAGGTCGTCTTTAAGCATCTCGTTATTATATTCTGCCCCTTCTTAACTATGCGTCATAAATTGACGTGTCAAGCATTATATTAGTACTTTAGTATCTTGCGCTACGCACAATACTAGATGTTGTATCTTCATTCACTTTATTAAAAAGACTGCCAAGACAGACACTCCCTTTGGTCGTTTCTTTTTAATCAAAGCTCATTTCAATGCTCTCAATATGTCCAAGCAAGAACCTACGGTTCTTACGATCTCCCTGTCCTCGTTCGTGGACTCACTTCGGTACATTTTTAAATGCACTCTGCTCGCCGCAGGGGCACACGGGATCACCTAGCGTAACAAGGACTCCCCTTCGCTGTCCTAATCAACAAAGTGCCACACCTAAGAAGGTGTGTCGCCTTGGCCCAATTAGATTGGGCAAGGGCTGCACTTTGTCGCAAGAACAGCAAGGAATCCCCTCGTTCTTGCACGGTGTCCGTGTAAAGGACATTTATTAACTTTAACTAGAAAGGTAGTTATGAACATTTATGATTTGCTTGATTACTATGTTATTGCAAAAGATAGTAAAAATATCAAGAGAGTTGAAGAACTAGCAGTGAAAAGAGATGAGGCTGTTAGTAAGGGTGATGTTAGTGAGTTAGCTAACATTGACTCTGAGTTAAGTAGTATGGAAGGATCTTTATGATAAATAAATGGATAGCAATATTGAAAATATTGGTAGTTGCTGTTTTAATTATCGTAGGCTTCTATACAGGTATGTTAATTGCAATAATATTATCGCCGATTTTAATTGGTGGTTTTTGTTGGTTAACATATAAAATTAATAATGAAACGAAAGGAAAACAAATATGAGTGCTGAAACTTATAGAGATGATCCAGATTCAAGAATAACTAACATGGAAATGGTGTTAGATGAATCTGAGAGTAATATGATAGCTGGAGTTCAAACAGCTATTAGTAGTCTTATTACGCCATTTATTGAGTGTAAAGATTGGTCAAAAATTGCAGAATGGAATTTTGATAGTATCTATGGTGCTTTTTATAGACATTGTGAAATGTGTAATGCATCATTTGATAAGACTATTGAGGCAACTAAAAAGGCTACAAGTGAAGATGTAGGAACTGAGATTTCTGCTAATGATCTTGAAAGGTTGTTGTTTAGAAACAAAGCCCAAAGACTTAATATTCGTAGAGCTGAAGTAATTGTAGATACTTTAGCAAAAGAATATAAGAAAGTTTTTGGAAAAGACTATGTTCCTAAACCAAATAGAAAATCTGCTACTGACAAAGACAAAGTTAGTACAGCGAATAAACAATTCCTTAAAGATCAACTAAAAGAACAGTTGGTTGGTTAGTTTATTAAATTAAGCCCTCGTAGTAATTATTACTATGGGGGCTTTTTTTATCGTGTTTAGAATTATTCTAAAAAAACAAAGGGGCAAAAACACTAGCTCGGTCGCCAACTTTGGTTGGCTCCCTCGCTTGGGGTTGCTGCCGAATGGCATTTAATTATGAAAGGAAAATATTATGGAAGATGAATATTTTGATCCAATGAGTCATGATTTGGATGAATACCATAATGATTTAGCAGAAGAATTTGCTGAAGAATTAGGTGAATAAGTAAAAACATTGTTGGATTTGGGATCAGCGCGATAAAGGAATCTGGATAAGTAGCGATGGTAGAAATACTTGGAACCGCGCCAGGGCTGATCCCCGATCCATTACGCTGGCACATCAATAAGTGTCTATGTAACAAACGAAAGGGTGGAATGGATCTGGGATCAGTAGAATCCCGCGCAATGTGTAGTGGGCAGCTGGTCTTCATAAATAGCAAGTCCTGGCCTGGACCCGCAAGGGTCCAGGTTAAAACAGTTTAGAATGATTCTAATGTGCAACTGGGTGCGACGATTTGTCATGTTGTAGGAT